ATTTTTTTCAAAACGAAAAATGGAAAAACAGCTCCTAATAAGTTAGGTTTGATAGAGAACCCACCCCCTTTATATCACACCCCCTATAAACCATAACAAAAATTTAAAACAAAAAAAAGCACAACAAAGCTACAAAGTTTATTTTGTAACGATTGCTATGCTATACTATCATACTATATACACTAGTACTATACTACTACTATACTATTCTTCTTTATCTCCTCCCTCTATTTCTTCTTTCTTATTAGTTAAGAACTTATACAGATGACTAACTACTACTGTTAAGTATACAGTTCCAATGAGTGTTAATAGTTCATCACTAATCATTCCTTTAAACACAGTCATACCTGCAACATAAACAGATAGGACAATTAATTCTACTACTATTCTTTTTATAACACTAGGTTTTAAAGTACCAGTATCAATGAACTCCAGTATTAAACTTAGTACCTGCATAAATACAACTAGACCTATTTCTTTCAATGTTTCAATCACTACCATTCTTCTCCTTTATTATTAGTTTTCTATTTCATAAGTTTGTAGTATACCAGTATAACAATATCCGCCATATAACCATTTACTGTTAGGAACTGAATCAAAAAATGTGGCTTGCCAACGCTTAGGAACGTATGAACTATAATTATCATCTCTAACTTTGTATAAAGTCATATAGTTCCCTTTAGCTTTACATTGTAAGTAGTCTATCCCATTCGGTTTAGGGTTGTATATGATAGTATTATCCCAATTCACATTATCAGGTATTTGTTTAATGTCCTGATAGTATTTAATTGTAGGGTTGACAATTTGTGCAAAGTTTTCAACTTCTGCTTTACATTCAAACTCTTGTGTAACTGGATTAAAACCTCTCGTTTCAAACTCTTTATGTATATTGACCTTAAATGCAGAACAAAAAGCATACTCTTCGCTGTAATAAAAACCAAAGTTAGCGGACACCTCTCGCATTCCTTGTTTGCCCTCGTAGAAAGTCCAATCATAATATTCCTCATCATGTAATCTGAATTCAGTCCCTAATGGTTCAGAACCCTCGAACATCATAATATTTTTTACTTTCCACGAGCTACCTTTTTTAGCTCTCCAACGCATCGTTCGTTTACTCAAGTCAGTTATAGGACTTTTACAAGTGAACACAATTGTACACCTATGCCATGAAACATCTTCTGAATCAATAAACTCGTTCCAACTAACAAAACCGTCAGCACTTGTTGAATGCAAAGAACCGTTTACGTAAAAGGGTTTACTTGTGTCTATAAAAGTCCAGTCCCCTGTTCCTGCTCCTATAAAGTTCTGTATATCTCCTTTTATAGAAGAAGTTGTTCGCTTCATATCCCATTGTAAAGTGTAAGTTTTGCCTGATTGTAAAAAAGATAGTTGATTTCCGATAATGTAATCTTCTGCGTCTTTAGTATCAGGACACTTAAAATTATAATATCCACTTTCATAAGTACCATAATCAAAAATATCTCCGCTAACTCCAAAATCTGTCCAACATGGCGCGTTTGCCCCTGCTTTTGTGAAGTAGTCTTTAGTCCACAAATCCCTACCCTGATTAAAAGGGTCAACAAATACCCAACCACCTTTGAGCAAGTTTTTATACCCTCCACGTTTCATTGTAGGTACTTGCATAGTTTCTTTGAACATTTCCCAATAATCTGCTTTATGAATGTTAAACTCGATTTCCCTACGTCCTAAGCCTATAAGGTCTAACGGGTTGTTTATATGTACCGTTTTGCCGTTTATTGTACTATCCATTGTGTAGCCCTCTCATTCCGTAACCGTCAATAACAAAATCTTGACCGCTGCAATTCAATTGTGTTGTTCCGTCTGTCCAACCTGAAATGTTATTATTAATTTCGCACCTCATCAATGCCCCTGCTTGAACCATTGTAATTTGTTTAGTTTGTGGACTTACAAGCATACCGGTTTTTGTAACGTTCCATTTGTCCTCTTGTATTTCTCTCCAAGTGTAAGAACTAGGATTTGTACTGTCCTCTAGCGTGTAATCTGTGTACTGACCAATGTAGCTAGGACGGTCTGATTTTGTTGTTTCGCTTTCACTTGGCATGTAAGGAGTAGGAAAAGAACCCTCTTCCCATTTATACCCTGCTATCCATAAAGTGCCTGACCCTGCTATTTCGTACCTAGGGTGTAGCGTGTCTCCTTTTTTTAAGTTTAAAGTGAAATAATCTCTTTTCCAATCAAAGTTATTTCCCATAAACACATTATAAGGCTCTACCCATTTTAGTTTTCCGTTTATGTCCCAACATTCTACGTACCTATATATATTTGCGTTTTCTCCTGACGCCTTAATATAAGCTGAAAAGGTATAAACTCCGTCTTTTTGCATTGTAATAGGTTTGAAAAGTCCTCCCCATTGCCACATTCTTCTTTTGACTGCCATACCTTTATAAGTTCCGTCATTATCCCAGCCCCCAAGAGGTGCTACAAAACCGCTAAAGTCTTTAGTACCACTTAATAGATTATATCTAGGATAAATAGTTGAGAACCTGTCTTTTCCGTCTGGACTATAAGCATAAGCGGTATGTTTTTTTTCTACACCATTTAATTCAATTTTTAGGTCATTAACACTTATGTTTGCACCGTTAGGTATCCAATCAAATACAAACAAGACATGATTAACATCTCCATTTTGTGTTATGAAGTATTGGTCTATATCCATTGTTTGAGATACTTTAACTCTATGACTAGGGTTTTCCGTGAACTCTGACGTTTTAAATGCTTCTCTAGTGTAGAATTTGCCATTCACATTTTTAACATCTACTTTGAAAAGTTGTCGCCAATCTCCCCCTTTGGTTTGAAAGCGTACATGCGTAGCTTCTGAATCGCTATATAATTCAGTATCAAAAAACGCAATTTCACAAGATATGGTTATTTTATCCCCTGCTTTGAACACTTGAGAGATTTTTTTCCATTCATTAAAATGGAACCAACCAATTCCCATGTTTGATTGACCGTTACCAGTACCAGAAAAACCTGCACCGTCTTTTACGTCTAATAAATTTCCAGTTGTTTCAGGAGCTAGAGGAAGTTTAATAGAAACGTTACACAACCATTTTACACGGTATATCTTCATTTCTACATCAATATAACCTTGAGCGTACACATCGCCCTCTTTGTAGCTCTGTAAAGGGTCAGCATAATAGAATAGACAGAAGTCCATTGCTTCGTCATAATACAGACCGTTATAAGTGTATTTGTTACTGAAAAACTCTATATACTGCTTTTTACTCATTGCTACGCTTATTGTATCTTTACTAGGGTTTATCAACTCAATAGGGTTATGAATTAATAACTCCTCGAAATTTAACCATGAAAACATTATTTATATATCCTTTCTATTGTACATAAACCAGTCATAAAATCAACCGAACGAACCCCACATTCCCCATAAGTCAAATTGCTTACATTTGCTTTTTGACCCCACCAAAATAGTTTGGTATTGTACGCAGTTGCATACATTTGAGGGTTAAACTTAACTTCGTTATACTTGATAACCGGAAACAATTCTTCTACTCCTAGCGTTATCGGTCTAGAGTTTGCAGGAAAATCATTATAATCTTTATCTGTCATGATAACATTACCTTTCAATTCTCCATTTTTTGGTATAATACCCCAAGCTCTAGCCAATGCCGTGTTACTTCCCGGAATCGTAAATTCTCCACTTTTGCTCCATGTTCCGTTGCTTTGTTGTTGGAACAACCATGCCTTTTTAGTGTTATAGTTAGCGAAAAGAATCTGTGTTGGTACTGGTCTAGTTCTTGAGTTTTCATATCCTCTAAACCAATCTTCTACAGTTCGTTCAGTTCTAAGGTTACCTTTAGCCCAAATCGAGGTAGCACTAGACACACCTTTCAATTTTTGCGAATCTGTTTCATTTAGTTTTGGTTTATAAGGTGCTAAAACGACACCGGTAGGGAAAGCCACGCTTCCAGTCCATTCATTCATAGAACTATAACTTGTTTTTTCACTAACCCTACAATTCTCAATGTTATAACTTGCACGCATTTCATTCGCGTAGCTATCAAAGTTCCAATCAGACCAAAAAGAACCCATGTTATAACCTGTGTTAACCATTGCTGAACGAAGTAGTTCATCTACTCTGTAACGTTTATCAGCTTGTTGGTAATAATACCCCTCTATGATGTTACTTGCTATTTCTCCGAAAGTACAATCAATTGCAGTATTTGCGTCAGTAACGTATAACGGTTCTTGGTTATCTACCCATGCCTTTGTATCGCTGTCAAAAGTTTGACGTTTATCTGTGAACTGTTCAGGATAAATGACGCTACCAGTCAAATCAAATATGCCCTTATTTCCGTTCAAAACATGAAATTTGAGCGTTCTACCTGCTTCGGTGTCATAAGTGTCTGAATCAATTCCAATCAATACACGTTGATTAAGGGGGCGACTATAGCACCAAACGGCTTCTTGTTTGCAAATTCCTCTTTCTTCTAAGTAAAAAAGCTCTTTATCAGTTTTAGAACCTGTCCAAGTATAAACTTTATAATCGGTACTTTGTGGTGGTGTACCCTCATAAGTCCCTGTAAATGGCGGCGTTCCGTCGTCTGTGTTGGTTTTTCGATAGCCATTAAATTCATCTCTATCCTCAACAAACGGAGTGATCTCTCCACCTTGTTCAATTTTAGGCAAATACACTTCAAATTGTACAAAATCGCTTGTTTGTGCCACTTCAAAAGCTATACCAAACTTTTCAACCGTTTCCGTACTAGGTAGCGTGTAAATTTCTTTTACATCTAAGTATTGATTAGGTTGAACTTGGTATGTACCTACAAGCTCATTTTTAGTACCGTATAGCAATTTTAAACTCACCTCTAGTACATTTATACCTGAATTGTACAAAGTGCCTGACAAGCCATATTTTTGCCCTTGTGTGAGGTTAGGTGTTATAAAGTTAGGGTATAAGCTAGGATATTGTTTTCTTTCATAATCTGTACAAAAAGCAATACCGCTTATTTTATTCTCTCCTTGCGGTTTAGTGACAATAGAACCATAACTATATGGTCTATTCCAGTCATCAGGACATTTTTTCCTTTGCCAACGCTTGCTTGTTTCTGGACCTGTCGTTCCGTCTAACAAATAGATATGTTGTGGCAAATATTGAATTGTTTCGATACTCTTTAAAGAACAACGTTGTACAATGTTCCAATTAGGTTTTTTAATTGTGAAATCTCTACCTGTGTTAGGGTTCCAACAATACGCTTTGAAAATAGTCATTCTATTGCTAAGCCCTCCACTAAGTCTACTAGTTCTTTTTCTGTGCTTACTTCGTCCACTTTTTGTTGTTTAAGTTTCACATTTGCGTCAATATAAACCCCCTCGATTTCCATTAGTTTTAACAATGCTGAACGGTCTGGCAGTTTATTGACTTCTGTAACTGTTCGCCCTATTTCTGTTTTTCGTCCGTTTGCGTTGTTTTTATATTGAATAACTGTCTTTGTTTCTTTTCCTCCAAAAGCTAGGTTCTTTAACGCTTCTAGCATTTTTTTGTTTTCTTCTTCTGTCATAGCCATTAAATGAAATAGTCCTCACTTTCTTCGCTTTCTAAGAACCACCACATCAAGTTGATTAAAGCGTCAGCCAAATCAATCTTATCTGTATAGCCCTTTTTAATAATACGCATTAGCCCAAAATCGTTTATTTTCGTCTCTGCGTTCATTAAATGCACCGCTAGTAATTTACTATCAAAATGTATTTTCCCCTCCTCCATGAGTTTCTGTGTAGCTTCTAGGGTATTTGATAGCTTGAAACTGTTCTGCATTACTTTGTTATAAAATTCAATGTCATAAGTTTGTTCAAATTTATCAATGAAATTCTTGGCATAGTTAGGGTCATAATTCAACGCAATCGGAACGCTACCATTCATCGCACTCATAAAAGCGTCCCACGCTTCATCTGACATGTTATTAATGCCCTCGTGTGTTATTGTTTCCCCTAAGTGTTTAAATTTATCTTCTGCACTCTCTGGCATGATAGGGATAGCTTTAAAATAATAGTGTCCGTTTTCTCTGTAACCTATAACAGTACCCCAAACATCGCCACGTACTGAAAAATCTGAACCAATAGCAACTAAACGACCCTCAAAGTCTAATGGCGGTACTAGACACTTATCTACAATTTGTTTTGTAAAGATTGTAGTGCTGTCAGTCATTGATAAATTAAAGCGTTTAGTGATAATTTTAGCCATTTTAACAGGGTTACCGATTGCACCTATAAAGTCCTTTTGAATATCCTCAAGACTTAAAGTGTAGCCTAAAGCTGGGTTTGCTTTAATATATTTAGAACTGTCTTTTACTTCGTCGTAATCGTCTAAAGCATAATAGAAAACCCAATGACTGAAATCGTCGTCTTTTACCCATTCTTTCCAACTCTCAAGCTCATCATCATAAGCACCGCCACGAATAACGTTGTTTGTGGTTGAAATAAAAAGCGTACCCTTGTTTTTTCTTAGCCCCTGTCTAATAGTGATAAGAGGGTTCTTTTTAAACGCACCAAACTCATCTATAATAACTAATTGTTCACGTCCACCGTCTAGCGTGTCCTCGTTACTAGCATAGATAGAAATCTCTGTGCCTTTGCTTTTTAGAATTGAGTTATCTTTTACGATGATTTGCTCTTTATTCAGCTTGAATTGATTTTTAAACTTATTAATGATAGTACCTTGACAGTTTCCCATAGCTCTAAAATGCTTCATCAGAATTTTTTCGGCTTGGTCTTTTTTAGTAGCCATTAAAGCGATGACACTATTAGGCTTAGGAAATAAAAAGAGTTCAATTAAGGCTATCATTACATCAAGAATAGATTTGGCATTTGAACGTCCTACAATAACAACAAATTCATCAATTTGGTAAGGAGTGCAATACATCAAAGTAAGAACAGCCTTGTGATATGGTATGATTTTAAAACGTTCGTTATTAGGCAAAGTCATGAACTCCTCAATGAAATTAAAGATTTTCTCTGCCTTATTGTAGTCTATTTCATGTTCGATTTTAGCCACTTTTTTCTTTAGTAGCTTAATCATTTCGCCATTATCCTTGCTTTGTCCTATCCAGTCTTGAATTAAACTCATTTTTTATATCTCCTTACATTAAGCCCTCCGCTAAAATTCTAGCATAGTCTATTAAATCTCCGCTTCGTTCCATTCCTTGGTGGCATTTATGGCAAAGAACTTCGGTAGGTACGTTTATCACTTCTTTGTAAAAGTCATTGACTTCTAACATGTCGTTTTTCCATTGTAAGGGAATAACGTGGTGGCATATTAAATGCTCTGTACTCCAACACTTCTCACAATGTCCAACCCTGTTCTTTTCTTCACGTGCCTTTTTTATCCACCTAGGGTCATTATATAGTTTGCTTTTAGTATAAATCAACGTTTATTCAATTTTACCCCATTTCTTTCTAATTTGTTATAAATTTCGTTCGCAATTCTACGACCGTCCGCACTAGATTGTACGTAAATTTTGATATCTTGTTGTGAATTGTCCTGTGTTCCAATGCTAGGCGTTGCTGTTGTCCCTTTGGTTGCTCGTGCGTAAGGTTGAACCGCGTTTACAGCTTTGCTTATTGCTTCACGACCACCTGCAAAAAATTGTAAGTCTAATGGCAGTTGTCCGTTTCTTGAACCTAGAATTTTTTGTCCTAGTGAAGTAGGTTCTTTAATTCCTAGAGGGTCAATGTTATTTGTTAGCCAATGAAAATCACTAAAGATATCGCCCCATGTACTGTTGCTTCTAAAGCCTAACGCTTTACCAAGTAAACCAGTATTACCACCAACATTGCGTGAAAGGTCCAATGCACTTTGAACGGCACTATAAGCGTTATTTGCCCAGTCATATAAATCTTTTAATGAACTGATAGCTGAACCAACTTTACCTAAGAAACTACTGATAGAAGTGTAGTTGATTTTATTGAAGAAGTCATTAACTGCGTCTTTAGCGTCATTAACTGCGTCTTTCATTTCATCTTGTGACACTTTACCGTCATGGTTCTTGTCAATGATTTGTGTTAATGCACCAACTGCTTTACCTGCCATTTGACCTAACTGGCTTCCGATAGTGCTTGCCATTGTTGTAGCATTGTTTCCTAGGTTACCCATGTCAATGCCTGTATCGCCTAGACCTTTACGGAAACCGTCCAATGCACTTGTATTAAAACCGTTAGCAATCATTTCGCGAATTTGACCCCAAGTGCTAGGACCTGCCGAAACCAGTTCGTTCCCTTTTTGTTGGAACAATTCCAAGGCGCGGTTCATTACGTTGGTATCAATAGCACCGTCAGCCATGGCTTGCTTGAACTCTCCTAGTCCTATGCTAGTATGGTTAATTTCGTTATATGCTTGAATTAACATGTCACGGAACTGCGCACCCAAAGCTGATTGCATGATTTGGTTGAAGTCTTGAGCGTGCAAAACTCCTGCCCCTAACGCTTGAGCCAAACCATAAGAAAATTGTTTCTGTGTGTCCATTGATAGACCTAAGCTATCCCCTACAGCGTTAATTGAATTAACAATTTTAAATGCTTCGTCCCCTGTTAGACTAGTATAACCTGAAATGGTAGAACCTAACTCTGTCAAGTCATTGCGTTGTGATTTTAGAAGTTCACTACCTGAATTAATATATGAATTAAATTTTTTGTAACCCTCTGCACCGTCTGACAAAGTAGCTGACAAGCTCTTTTGTGCTTGAATTTGACGGTCATAGGTATTCATTAAGTTGTTAGCAAAACCGCCAATATAACCAGTAGCAGTTGAAACTGCACCAGTAACAAGTCCAATTCCTGCATTAACTCCACTCACTACGTTCCCAATTTTAGAGAAAGTTGAAAGCATGTTAGAACCGTAACTTTTGACGCTATCAAACGCACCTGATAAGCTGAATCCCTTACTTGAACCAATCTTTGAAAGTTCTGTGCTTAGTCTTGTTGCTTGAGTTTGTGCTTTAACTAGTTGACTTTCCAATGCCTGAACTTGTTTTTGTGTAGCGCCTGACATCTTTGCATTTGCTAACGCCTTTGTTAAATTATCTACGTTCTGTTTAGCAAGGTTTAAAGCTCTTTGTGTTTCTTTAATACCTTTGTCTTTCATAGTCACAGAACCTGTTATTTGAGCGTTCCTGTTCGTTTCTTTAGCTAGACGACCGATGTTATTAATTTCTCTTTGTGCTTCCCTAGCATTGCTTAAAACGCCTTTGGTGTCTAACTCTGCCTGAATGACATACTTTTCTTTAGCCATTGTTTGTTATACTCCTTAATTTACGCTTAATCATTTTAGTTTTATCGTCCATTTCGTGAGTGGCTTTAACTAGTGTTTGTCCATATCTTTGGTGCAAGTGACGGTCATGAAGCAAAACATTCAGCATTCTCCAACTTTCATCTTTAGCTTTAAAACCGTTAATAATACCAATATTACCACTTTTAAGTGAACCGTACGACCTAGTAACTTGTTTAGTAATTTTACTAGTATCAAATTTTGCACGATATCCTGAAAAGTCGCCACCTAATGAACTTTTGTAACTGCGTTTTACTTTGTTCTGATTAGAATTAAAAGCGTCTACCATTTCTAACCAAGCTTTTTTCATCTGTTCCTCTGTGAACTTTTCTACTCCTATGAATTGCTTATAGGTTGCCATAATTTTACCTCCACATGTTCCGATTTGTTTAGCTCTTCTGCGGTTGTTTTCTTCTTCTCTTTAGGTGTCAACGTTGAAATTAGTTTTAGTGTCCACCCTAAAGGTCTATGGCTATATACTTCGTAGGGAACTCTAAAAGTCGTCATAGCACTAACAATTGCAAGTGTTGTAATTCTTGCGTCTTCCCTTATTTCTTCTTTGCTAGTGCTATCGCTTTTTTTGTTTCGTCTACCAATTGTTCCATGAGTTCGGCAACTGTAACAGGTAACAAACCACCAATTAAAGCACCTAGAATTTCATCTAATGTATACTGTGGAGCACAAGCCCAAAAGAATAATGCCAAACTGTGATAATCACGTTCGTTCAAATCTCCAAAATAAACTCCGTTGTCTTCCATACGTTCTAATGCTTTAAAATCAAATTTAAAATCTTCTTTCTTCATCTGTGTATCTCCTTATAAATTAAAATAAAAGAGTGGGAACTATTATTTCCAAGCCCTCCACTCTTAAAATTACGCTTTGATGTCAGTACTTGTGAGCGGTTTAAGGTCTGTAAACAACTTTTTGAAAGCAAGTGCCGGTCCACTTGTTCCAGTTGCTAGGTCTTTGTCAGACACTTTGAACTTAACAAACAAGCGTTTTTGACCAGCAAGTGCAAAATCTCCAGTCGTCACAGTAGCTTTGTGTTCGTATTCCTTACCTGTTGGACTTTCTTCGTCCGCTTCTGCTGTGTCACTTGGTGTTGTGGCCTGAACACTTGGATAGAATGTTGCTTTATACCCTGTTCCGTCATCGTCACGGTAACGCTCTGCATAAGCAAACCCATAAGGCTTGTAATTTGCTGCGTCATCAGTCAAGAACCCTGAAACACTTCCAAACCCTAAAGCATGAGTTGCAAAGGAATCAGGCAAGTCATAAGACTTAACTGTAATCTCTGTGTTTTTAGAACCTGCAATAGTACGATAAGGAGCGTTAAACCCTGCATAAAAATTTTTGTTTTCTTGGTTGGTTTCTGCTTCAATACCACGCAAGCCTGCGATTGGAATTCCTGTTGTTGACCCTGTTAGGTCTGTGAACACTACCCCATACCCTAGACCGTGTGTTAATTCATTTTTTGATGTATATGCCATTTATTTTTATCCTCCTACTACTTCCAAACTTTAATAGCACCGTCTTTGAGGAAACCACCACAAACGGTAATAGTACCATATACTTGTACTTTATTATGACGAACATCTTTAGTCACATTAAACTCTGGTACTAAGTCCCCTGCTAGAATACCCTTGTAAGGGTTAATAAGCACCTTGTCAAAAGTGTTATCCCCTCCGTCATTATAGTGCTTAAAGCTCAATGTTTCAATTTTTGTAACTCCATTAACAACTGGTGTGAAATCATTTTCTTTTACAAGAAGAACATCATCGCCTGACTGTGAAAACTTATCAGCACTTGCTTTCTGTTTGACAGCCCCAACAATTGAACTTGAAGCGATTGAGCTATGAACTCCGCCCCAAATTAAATGGCTTTCGATTGTTTGATACAAAGTATATAGTACCGTATTCAATGCACTTTGTACACCGTCAGCGGTTAAATTACCTGAATCAGAAAGATTAATACCAAAACCAAAACCACGAGGGGTAAGAATTTTATAAGTTTCTTCATTTACGCTTAACACGCTATCAGTTTGCCCTTGTTCTTTAGCTTCAGGAAAACCTGTTAGATTGACCGACTGCAACAAATCTGCCCCAACTTTAGGGATACGTGACAAGAGAGGGAACTTATCGCCAACGTCCCCCCCATTTATCACATTCTCGATTTGTTGAGCATAACGGTCTGTAATATTAAATTCAGCCATTATTTACTCCTTTTCTTATTTTTGTACTCGTGATACTTCTTCAGTCACTACCCATTTTTTTTTAGGTATGCTGAACGGTTTTTACCACGGATAGAACCACCCACAAGAGTTTCAGAAAGCCATTGTTCAACGTTATAACGTAGGTCAAAGTCGTTGTAGTTTTCCATGTTCAAATCTCCGATAAGAACGTACTCATCATGATTGTAAACTGCTACTTCGTCTTTAGGCATCCAGACACGAGTTTCAAGATTAACCGCCCCAAACGATTGAGCAATTTGTGCTTTTGTCGCAAGTTCGTTGAAACGAGAGTGACCGTCTGTTCCTTTAGCTTTACGCAACTCTGCAAAAGTTTGTGGACTCATAACAATTGTGATTGCGTCAGAAACTGAGCATTCAGCAACTGCGTCAGTAATACCCTCAAACAAGTCTTTATACTCAATTTGTTTTGTCCAACCGTCTGTGGCAGTTTTCAAACCATAGAAACCGTTAGAACCGTCAGCAGAACCAAGAATCATGTTGTATTCCACTTTTTGGATAACACGATTTACCATTTCAGACATTACATATTCAGACAATGCACCTGAATCATTTACACCTCGAACAGTTGCTTTGTCCATTTGCAAGTATGCTTCTGCCATTTGTGGACGTAGTGAGCGTTTAGTACCCGTTTGAGCTTTGTTCTTGTCTGTGCCTGCTTTGAAAGTACCTTGTAAGAAAGTATCATCTACACCGTCCTCTGCAAGTGTCAAACCTTGGAAACGTGCTTTCATAGCACCGTCATAAATACCTGACTTACGTGCATATTTAGAAGTGATAGACCCTAGAGAGTTGACAACGTTCAAATCTGAAGCATTAGCAAATTCACGCAAGAAACCTTGTTCAGGCATTTCAGCCATTTTGCTACCAAGTTCGCGCATAAATTTACGCTCTGCGTCTTGAGGTTTTTCGCTAGGGATAGACGCTTCACGTTCTTTTTTAAGTTCTTCGCGTTCTTTGTTAAGTTCTTCTACTTTAGCTTCAAGTTCACGAACTTTTACACCTGCTTCGATTGCTTGTTTCATGATTTCTTGTGTTTCGTTTGCACCCATTTGTTCTTGTTCTCCTTTTTCTTCTTCTCTTACTTTTGTCACTTTAGCACCTTTATTACTTGGTAACGGAGTTAGTGACACCTCCGTGATTGTAACATCTTTATAATAGCCTACTCCGTCAATTTCACGAGCTTTTACACCGTTAGCATTAAAACCAACTGACAGCCCTGTTTCCTCAATCTTTTCAGCCGTGTATTGTTCTTCGTCAACATAACCTGTTAGAATTACATTGTCCCCCTCAAGATGTACGAACCCTGAACCGATTTTTTCTCTATGACGGTTAAGGATATCTACTCCGTCGCCTGCGTTAGCAATGGACTCAATAACCGTGCCGTGTGAGTCAATCGTTCCTAAGGGGTTCGCTATCCCTCTTACTGCTTTTACTTTCAATATTTCCCCCTTTTGCTGTTGTTGATATATAAGCTACAAAATTCTCTTGATTGAAAGCTATGTTCTTATCGTGTTGTTTTAACAGTGGTAACACTTTTTGAATTGCGAAAGCGATAATAGTAACCTCATTACTTTGTCCATAAAGCAATTCTCTAGGCATTCCATACTCACTCAAAGCAATTTCAATTGCAAAGTTTGCGTCATTTTGTAGTGAACCGCTATAATCTGGCTGAATCTGTTTGATGTCATCATCTGAACCAATGACCGATACACCGTTAAATTCTCTAGCAAGTTGTTGCTGTTGTGTCAGACGTTCTCTTATTCTGTCCCAAACTTCTTTTAAACCACTAGAAACTTTGGTTTTCCAATAGATTTTAATTTGAGCCTGTGAATCAAGACGTCTACCAATACCATTACTAGCCATTCCAAACATTACGCCAAACCGTTGAGGACTAGCACCATAAAAAGGGTTTAACAGCATTTCATAGTCATTTGTTCTAATAGTGACTTGTCTGCGGTTCGGTTCTCTAACTAAAATGTTAAACTGGTCTGCGTTCACTCTTTGAGCGTAATACTTGAAACCACCATACCAAACACGATATACTTCTTGACCTTGTAAAGCCCAAAAGAATAAGTCCTCAAGTTTGGACGCTTCAGAATAATCAACATTATCAAAATAGGAAACTAAGCCCAATAACTTACCTAGTAACAAATCAGTTGTAGGGTCTTGGACCGTGAAAGTTGAAAAGCTCACATCTTCAGCTCTGCGTGATAGATTAAATAAGCTCATCTACTCCTCCTATTTTACTTCTCCTGAATCCATGTCAATCTTGCGTCCGAACTCTTTTTCAATTTCTGTAATAAACATTGTATCAACTGGCAAGTTAAGTTTAGCCCATTTGTTTTGATAGTTTTCCAACATACGCATTGTACGAATATGGCGAACACTTACACCGTCCGAAACATACCAATGTTTAACTTTACCGCTTCCGTCTAGTCCTTGAATAAGGTACATTTTAATCATTCCTCCTGTTTGATTATTTTGGTTTGAAGTTCCAGTAACTAGTTTATTAAATAAGTCAAGTTCTGCCTGTCTGCGTCTTACTAAACCTTGTAGCACTTGACTGCCTGCATTACGATACTTTGGTATCATTCCTGCACAGTAAGCATGTGAGAACTCTGCCCAACCGTCAGCAACGAAAACATTACCGCAATTATAAGCCAATGAAACTAAAGCGTCAAACTCATTTTGATTTGCTTTGCCTTTTACGTAAGCGTCAACCATAGGTGCATACTTATTATTGATGTCAATTTCTAGCTGACTATCTGCTTGCGCTTGCGTCCATGTTGTACCTGCTGTGACACCATAGTGACCCCAACCGATAGTGTACATTTTTTCCCACGGTACAGGTTTATAAGCAGTCAATCGGCAACCCTCGAACTCTTTAATCAAGTTTAAACCGTTTTGTGATACTTTTATGTTACCACCTCCAATTATTATTATTGTTTTTTCATAAGGGAACAATTAACCCAAGTTTTCACAATATGTTAAGATGTTATAAGCGTCTGCCATGTTATCATCTTTACAGTCAAGCGGAACAAGTCCAGTCTGTTTTAAAAGTTCCAAACTTTCTTCTTTTCGTTGTTCTCGTTTACCTGAAATTAAATGATAAGCGCACCACTTAGAATTATCAATGAAAGTGTAGCCATTCACTAGACCGTCAATTGCACCGATAAAATAACCGTTACAATTTGCTAGAGTGATACTGTGCTTTCTATTTCTACCCATGATAGGTGTTTCGATTGCTAAGTGATAATCTTTCAAATCAAACTCATCAATGATATCTTTTATTGCGTTTACAATGTCATAGGTACGTTCCCAAGCATTTTTCTTTGAGCTGTACGCTTTAATAGAACCAACAAACAATTGACCGTCTTTTCTAAAGGCGTACCCTGTACCCTCGTCTTTCTTACTAGCTGTACTAAAATCTATAGCTAAAATTTTCTTCATTTCTATCCTCTTAAATAGGGAGGCTATAAGAAGTCACGACCGCATAAACATCTTCGCGTGTTTTGTCAATGTTAATACCGTAGTCAGTTTTGTCAAGAAACTCTAATACTTGTTTAAGTTCTACTTCGTCATTAACAAAATAGATGTTTTTTTCTGCCATGCTTTTTACCTCCCTCATTGATTATGGTATTATTATAGCATACGACTTTTTAGAAAATAATTTTATAATACCAACAAAAGATTTAGATTAATTACAATTATGTTAAATAATTTGTAACTAAAAAATAATATAATACCAGTTTTTCCCACGGTTAAGCAATTCATCTATTTTTGACCTTGATTTTTTTGCTTGATTTTGAAAAATCGTGTGTTATAATATAAATATAAAAATTGAATACGCCTAAGGCTTGCCTGATGTCTTAGGAATTGAGTATATGAAAACCGTACTGAACAAGGCGTGAGTAATGAATTAGGCAAAACACAGCAAGGAAGTATCAAACCATTGCAAGAGTGGCGTCCCCCCCTGCTTCCTGTTAAGTCGTTGTGTTTGGGTGTTCGTCATAGCCTTTAATTGACGTGAGGATTAATTGAGTTACTAGCGCTGACATATTAATTAGTTCAAGAGGGGGGGATAAAAACTGCGTTTGCGTGGGTAGTTATACCCTTTAGCAAAGTAACTAAAAAGAAATATTTGATAGCTTGAATTGTAATATTATTTCAGTTATAATTAAAGCATAGATAAAAAGAAAAGAGGAATAAAATATGTTTATCGTTTATTGGATAATGTCAGCAATGTTTGGAATTGTAGCAAGTGTAGACAGTTCACTTTATGGCGTTTGGTTTCTATGCTGTATAGGTTGCTTTATCTTAGGTTTGGTAAATTTATTAAAAGGAGGATATTAATTGACAATTTTAGCAACTTTTGTTACTATAATTTTATCGGTTATTTTTATAGTTGACTTTTTACTTATAATCGCTCTTGCAATTACACTATGGAGGTTTTTCAAATGACAATCAAAGACGACATCGAATCAATCAACAAAGATATTGTTGAGGCTAAAGACTGGGAACAAATGGTCCAACGTGCTAAGTATTGGCTAGTTAGATTAAAAAATATCTACCCTGATTATGAATTTAGAACTTATTTTAGACCAACACGAGAAAAAAATATCATTTTCATTGACTATGAGATAAAGGCGGTGTATTAAAATGCAAGACTTGTTTGAACGCGTTATAACTGCTAAGGAGTTACAAGAAAAAGAGGACTTCAAAGGTGGGAATGAGTGGCTGATAGAACATTTAGTACCACGAGGTCAGGCAGGTTTAACCATTGCACCGCAAAAGTCTTTTAAGAGTTCCACGACGTTACAAATGGCTTTAAGTGTAGCTAAAGGTGTCCCCTTTGGCTATTTTAAAACTAAAAAAGCGAACGTGCTTATAATTGACAATGAAGATACTGACTTCGTACTACATCAACGGTTAAAGGCTTATAATGATGTACCTGATAATTTGCATTTCATTACTGGGGGAATTTTTAAGCTAGATAATACAAACCACATGAACGGACTTTATAAGTTCATCAAAGAGAATAATATTAAGTTTGTTATCTTGGACAACTTAAAAGACATGCTGACAGATAGAAATACTCTAAACGACATGTCAAGTATGAATGACGTTCTGAATAACATAACACGATTGAAGTTACTTTTAAACGATGTAACATTTTTATTGATTGCTCACGCTAGAAAAGACACGAACAATCAATCGCTTGAGGAAAAGTCTTTTAGAGTACGAAGCACTCACGCTTTAGGTAGTTCGGCAATTGGTGCATGGTTTGAGTTCTGTTTATGCCTAAGCCCTAAAATGGGGAAAAGTAGCAAGTATTCAATTTTAACTGTTGAAGCTCGTAACTATGCTTATGACAAAGAAGTGTGTCTAGGTTACGTAGGGGAACAGTTTCAAATCATAGACCCCACAGGCAACAAACCTAAAGAGATACTAGAAGAAGAACAAAAAGAGGGGGAAGAATACGAGGAAACAAAAAACGAAGCCGAAAGTCTTTTAACAGCTTTGAAACAAAAAGGAAAAGTAAAAGAAATTAACGATTAACCGTTTTGTCTTTGACATTGCGGTTTTTCTTTTGTATAATTAAGTCATCAAGTTAAGAGAGGTTATCAAATGGATAAAATAGAAAGAGAAAATAAAGAACGTTGGGCTAGAAATCGCTTTGAGTTTATGGTACGTGACGCTGAAAGAATTAAACGATACCTAGATTGTGGCGAAATTAAAAAAGCCGAACAAAGTAGTAGATTTTTCAAAAGAAATATGTTAGAATTAAATAAGCTTGAAAAGGAATTAAACAAATGAAAATTGCACTCGAAACACTTAATAAAATAGTTGTAAGACTTCAACAAAAAGAACCAGTAACAGATATTGAAAAAGATATGCTTCTAGGGCTTCTAAATAGCGTTTATAGCTATTATAAACAAATAGAAGATGTTTCTATGCTAGATGTCTTAATCGTTCTCTATGAACGTTTAACAGGCGTTAAAACAGATAAAAAAGAAGAAATGGAACGCTTTATTGAAAAGTTCACAGCAAAAGGTCTTGTTAAGTTATTAGATAGCTTAGAACAAAAAGGAAAACGTCAAAAAGAAAGCAAAGTAAACGACATGTTTATCAACGAAACAAGAATGTACTACAAAGTAGTAGCAAGCAAAATTAAAGAGAGAGGTATTATATAATGGCAATTGAAAAAGTAGTATATTATTATGACGACGGAACAAAAAGAGAATATCCGCCACGATTGACAGACCTAGAACAATTAGAGGAGTTCAGAAAATCAAAAGCCGATGTAACAGAACTATATGACTTCATGCAAGAACATCTAAGCAAATTTGAAGCTAAGTTATCTTTATGTTTTAAATATATGGTAGATAATTTAGGTATGGACGAACAGCAAGCAAATAACACGTTAGAATTTTGGTGTGATGAATGGGGAGTCCAAAATGTTCACTTTATCCTAAACGGTGGGGAGTGTCAACAATGTGGAAAACAATGTGACGCTAAAAAAGTTTTCTGTTCTGAAGAATGTTACAAAGAATATATAATGATGAAATACAATTTATCAGAAAATGAAATATAATTGTAATTGACAAAGTTGAAAACTTTAGCTATAATAAATATATAAAGTTAAGGAGAACGAAACAAATGAGAACATACGAAAACTTAGTTAAAAGAATTAATTTAGTAGAAAGTGCATATAATGAAGTGCCAAAAAACTTAGATTATAAAAATGCTATATTAGCTTATCGAATGCAAGCATACTTAAAACGAAGCTATAAAACTTTAGCTTTAAATGGTATTCAAATTAAGGAGGTAGAAGAATGAAAAAAATGTTAAATATTGAATATCACTATAATAATAATAAAACTTTCACTTGGTCTTATAAAAAACTAGGAGTAGCAATTGAAATAATTAAAGACGACTTCAATGAATGCCCTCAAATTGAAAAAGCTGTTATTTATGATGAAGAAGATAACAAAATTTTAGAGTTAAAAAATGAGCCTATTGTTCTTATTGGAGGTCAAAAATGAAAACAGTTAAATGTCCTAAATGCAAAAGCACAGAAATTACAGTATTACAAGGCTATGCTTTAGCCATTGCTTGTAAATGCTTGAAATGTAGAAAATTGTTCGTTAAGGAGGTAAAAAAATAAAATGGCACAAGATTATTATGCAAATGCACAAGGTATCCAATTAGAAGAGTTCCTGATTTGGGGAAGTGAGTGGGACTTAAAATTTTGGCAGTATAACTTCACAACTGGTCAAGGTTTTGCATTAACTAACGCTTTAAAATACGCTGTAAGGGCAGGGAAAAAGCCTAATGAACCGTATGAAAAAGACATGGGCAAATATAACGATTATATCGAAATGGCTGTTAAAATGGGTTTTGAGCGGTCTGAAGCAGAAAACTGGGTAGCACTTCAAAAATCAATATTTGAAAAGTTTAAAGGAAGAAAAGCAGAACTTGAAGAACTTGAAAAAAGAAAGGAAATGAAAGAAAATGATGAAATTCGTGGCATTCAATAGACAAACGTTTATGTGGTTTCATACTAAAGAACAACTAGCGAACCACTTTAATATTACAGTTGCTTATTTAGATTTATGGCTGAATAAAGACAAGCCTTTAAATGGTTGGTTTGTAAAAGAGGTAAATTATGATTCTGAATTGGAACGACTTCAATAAATGGCGTGAAACTAGCTTACAATATCATAAAATGCTAGGGGAACACAATTACACTAATGCACTAACATTTTTTGAATATGCTAGACAATACTTTAATAGTAAAGGTTTCCCACCTACTGAAAAGAAAACAAAAACAGGCAGGAAAGGGAAATACACGCAAAAAGATAGCAAAGAACAAATAAAACAAATACATGAATACATCGGAGGTATAAAATAATGGCTTTAACAGTAGAACAATTAATCGAAAAACTTCAAAAAGTAGAAGACAAGAGTAAAGAAGTTTTCTTTGAAAACCCAAACGATTTATATAGTGTTGACGGTATTTATTTAGACGCACATGGGGACTTAGTTATTTATAATCTTATGTACTCCGATGTTTGCCGATGTGAAAACTGTCAAGAACGTTTAAAAGAATTGTAACGAACTTGTAATTGACAAAAGAAAGCAAACACGTTATAATTAGTTATACAGTTAAGGAGGAATAAAAAATGTTGACTTTATTATTAACTATTATATTTATTTGGCTTGTATTTAAAGCCGTTGAAAATGTAGCCGAAGAACTTGGAAGATATATCCGCGGTTTCTTCAAATGGTTGTGGAAAATGTATAAAAAACACGTTAACAAAGGAGTAAGCCTATAATGGAAAGCAAAGTTCTAAAATTAATTAATGAAATTGAAGTACCTAAAAGCCAGTATAACAGCTTTGGAAAGTACAATTTCAGAAATAACGAGGATATTCAAACAGCTTTGAAACCTCTGTTATTACAGTATGGACTAATGGAAAAAGCAACGACTGAAATGCTAGAAATGAACAACGAACTGATGTTACATGTCCATGTTGATATCTTTGACCCTGATAACCCTAATGACATCGCAAGTGGCGACGGTTGGGCTGTTATTGACATCAACAAAAAAGGAATGGATAAAGCTCAAGCGACTGGTGCTAGTCAATCATACGCAAGCAAATACGCTTACGGTCAAGCGTTGAAATTAGACGATACAAAAGACGCAGATAGTACAAACAAAGGTCAAAGTAATGTACAACGACCTAAAGCAGTACCTAAAGCAAGTTATCAATACAATTTGAGTGACTTGAAAAAAATGGTAGCAAATAAAGAAATGTCAAGCGACCGTGCAAACGAACTTTGCAAACAAGGAAAAGTGAACATGAATGCTTAATACTTGACAAAAGAAAATAAATACGTTATAATTAAACTATCAAATAAAGAGAGAGGAACAAAAAAATGAAAATTATTGAAACTTTGAAAGTAAACGAAATTAACACAAAAGAAATTGAAACAGCAAAAGGAACTAAAAAAGTTCTATCATTTAAAGCATATCCATTTGAGCATTATATCGGAAGTATTTGGTTACCTGATAGCGTAAACTATGGCGACATCGTAACAGTATTCATCGACCAAATTAAAATTGAAACCAGAAGTGGCAAAACTTATTATAACGCTTCATACGCTAAAGTAACGCCTGAATTTAACTTAAACCGTGATAATAGTGGTAACGTATATGACGAGCCACATGGTGGAATGGCTCCGAATACTGTTGACTTGTTCGGTGGAAATACTCCTGTTGATATCCCTGACGACCAATTGCCATTCTAAAGGAGTTCAGCCATGGGATATGACTATGAAATGATTTTAGATGAAGTAGACAAATTAAGTCTACAAGGACGAGTAGAGGAAGCAAAGGAACTTGTGAGAGAACTTGTTCCCCCTCTGTTCGCTGTTGATTTTACTAACTTAATGGAATTAATCGAAAGGAATACATACAAACTATGAAAATCAGTAAAGAAAAACTCACTTTTTTAAAAAATGCACATATAATCACTTTGGAACCCCTCTGTTCGCTGTTGATTTTACTAACTTAATGGAATTAATCGAAAGGAATACATACAAACTATGAAAATCAGTAAAGAAAAACTCACTTTTTTAAAAAATGCACATATAATCACTTTGGAAACTATCCATGATTTGTTAGAAGTAAAACAGCACATTAACAATTATCAACGTAACACAAACAAAAAATACGGTCTAAACCTCGAAAAAGATGAAGTAATTAACCGTGAAGTTGCTGACATGATTATTATTAATACGTTAGGAAAATTAAACATGTTACCTGAACAGTCTTATTTCTTGCGTTTGGTTCGCAATACCGAAGCAAATAGTCCTAAAGTCCGTAAGGCTGAAAAGTTTGCTGAAAAAGCTAATCTAGCCGATAAAATTGTTGAAAGTCTTGATTTTATCTTTTATAGCGGTACGATTTGTTTCGATGAAGAAGAACTATTTCACTTTATCAAAAACCAAAATGTCCAAAATCTTGAATATTTCAGTAGCAAAGGACGAAAAGATTGGTTCTCTAATCGTGTTAAATGGTTACTAGATACTTACAAAGGGGAATAAATGATTAACTTACAAAATAAAAAGCTGGACATCAAAGAGTTTTTACAAGAGTTAGGCTTTACTGTTAGTTTAGACTATGAAAGAGAACCAATGGGCGTAATGTTTGCTGAAATACACCCTATTGTTAGTCAAGTAAGCAACAATTCAGCCATTTATCAGTCGTTTAGAACGCTTGAAGTAGAACTAATGGTAATTTGTACCGAAGAAACAGAAAACAGCTTATATAGGGCTGTACAACTCTTGAGCGACGAGCATTATATCTATGCCAATACAATCACAGACAACACAAATATTATAAAATTAAGAGGTAATTACTATGATTAATGACAATACATTGAATTTTATCCGTTTCTCTAGTGGTTTTAATAACTTAAAAAAAGAAGAACTCGAAGCATTTGCTGAAAATGAAATCTTTGAACTTAATGAATACAACGCAAGTGAGGGAACACAAGGAAAATACTTTTACACTTTAGATGATATCAACACAAACGGAACGCTTAAAAGCTATATTATTGAATGCTTGAAACTTTCACTTCAAACACGATGGGGGAACAACTTAGAATACCACATAGACCGAAAAACAAAATACTTGAACAAATTAACAGGAATGCAAGCGTAAGAAAGAGGAACTAAAAAATGAAACTTAAAAACCAAATTGAATTGCTTAACGACACTTTGAAATTACATGATGAAAAAGTTGACGAACATTTTCCAACAGATGAAAGTAAAGTACCTGCTTATGCTAAAGCTCAATATATGGACTTGTTTAGTATGCTTCAAGAGATTGCTAAAGCGTACGAGTTTACATCAAAATTTCATAAAGCGTCAAGAAAAGCTCTTGAAATTCTTGTTACCAACTTAAATGAACACTCTGAAATGGTCAACGAAATCATGGACAAAACAAATTATAAAACTTGGACAAAAGGACAAGATGAACATTACACAGGAGTGTTTTACTACGATTTGCATAAAACAGTAGAGGAAACAATCGAAGAAATGAAAGAGGTGTAAAAATGGAATTACAAAGACGAGAAAAAGACATGTTAGTGCTTTATACTTTTGTAAATAGTATGTTATCAAAATCTGAACGAATTGAGGGACGTAAAGCAATCAACGAAGATTTGAGCAATTTACTAGAAGAGAGTAAACTAAGCGAAGAAGAATATGACGAAATGCTCAAAAAATTAGATGAAATTGACGAAGATATGAAAGAGGTGTAAATGGTTTACGTTGTTTATATTGTGTCATTCATCTTGTACAGTTGGTTCTTATTCAAATCAGGAAAGAAACATGCTGAAAATAAAGATACGATAAAATTAGTTATAACTGGGAAACCTGAACAAGTTAAGGAAGCTATTAAAACTATAAACGAACAAAATTATTTATTAAAATAGAAAGTGAGGTCATAACTCTTCAATTACATGCCACTCAAACGAGTGGTTTTTTGTTTGGTTGTTGATTAGATACCCCTTGCTATATAATACCCCTGTAAGCTCACAGATTGGCTTGTATTGCATTTTAGATAATTTCTAGGATAATGACAAGAAACAGACCAAAACACGCAAAATAGAACGATTTACGAGCAATTACATCAT